GTTGGCTACAATTAAATAAAGCAAGTGTTTCAGGTAGCGGAGATAACTACAGTACTTTTGGAGGTCGTAGTGCAGCAGCAAGAACTTCACAAGGTCAAGCAGATTTTACAGTTTACGAAGGTGATACTGATTATGGTGAATTAATCATAACTGATAGAGGTTCTGCTACTAAACCTTTCTATTTTAAGATGACTGGTACTGGGGATTTAGATACTAGAACATTTTTTGCTAAAGAAATTACAGTAAGCGGAACACATTATCCCAAATATTGTGTAATACATGATAAGCATTTAGTTGTAGGAGGAGCAGAGACAGCACCTAACACTATATTTTATAGTGGAACAAGTGACATAGATGATTTTACAACGACAGGTTCAGGAAGTATTGTATTAGACGATCAAGTAGTTGGCTTAAAGTCTTTTCGAGATGACTTAATAATATTTTGTAGAAACAGTATCTACAGATTAGTAAATATAAATGATGATCAAACAATTGCAGTAGAGCCTCTTACTAAGAATATCGGTTGTTTAGATGGTGCAAGTATTCAAGAAGTAGGTGGACAATTACTCTTCTTAGCACCAGACGGAATAAGAACAGTAGCAGGAACGGCAAGAATTGGTGATATAGAACTTGGTTCATTAAGTAGAAAGATAGTACCAATCTTTACTGATATAGCGGCTGATATAGGAAATTTAAAAATAAACAGCGCAGTTATCAGAAAAAAATCTCAATATAGATTATTTTATGGTAATGTTGGTACAGATACATCAGCCTCTTATGGCGTTGTAGGAACATTAAGAGTAGATCCAAATGGCGGAAGTAGGTTTGAGTGGGCAGAATTAGTAGGAATGCAGGCTAGTCAAGCTTTTACATCTGGATTTAACTATGATAATATAGAAAGAGTATATCATGGAGACTATGCAGGATATGTATATAACCACGATACAGGAGATTCTTTTAATCCAGCAGGAGTAGAAACTGCTGTAGATGCAGAATATGAGACACCTGATTCAGATTTTGGAGACTTAGGAACACTAAAGACTTTAAAATATGTAAAAATATCAGTAACTCCCGAAGGCTCAGTACAACCATATTTAAGAGTTAGGTATGATTATGAAGATACATCTGTACCACAACCTGATGCTTATTTATTAGACACTATACCTAGTCCTGCTATATTTGGAGAAGGACTATTAGGCACTAGTGTTTTTGGAGCAGGAGATTCACCTATGGTGAGACAAGCAATTCAAGGAAGTGGAAACACAGCAAAATTTAGATTATACAGTAACGATACAAAAGGACCATACACCATTAATGGTCTATATATAGATTATCAACCATCAGGCAGGAGATAAAATGGCATACACATATACAAGACAAAGTTCATTCACAGATGGCGATACTATTACAGCAGCTATCTTTAATGATGAATATAACCAATTAGTAAATGCTTTTGCATATACTACTGTAGCAGGAACTACAGGACATAGGCATGATGGATCTACAGCACAAGGCGGTAGTATTCATACTATTGGTGATTTAGACTTTTTAAATAAGATTGTTGCAGATAGCACAAATAATCGTTGGGGAGTATTTGTAGAAGTTGGCGGAGCAGCAGTAGAACAAATAAGAATACAAGACGGAGCTATTGTTCCAGTAACAGATAACGATATAGACTTAGGAACAAGTGTATTAGAATTTAAAAATGCTTACTTTGATGGTACAGTAACATCAGATGCCTTTGCAGGCCCACTAACAGGAGACGTTACTGGTACAGCAGACTTAGCAACTAGTATAACAGTTAGTGCAAATAATAGCACAGATGAAACTACATATCCTTTATTCGTTGACGGAGCTACTGGAACGCAAGGTGCTGAATCTGATACAGGATTTACTTATAATCCTTCTAGTGGTTTATTAACCATTGGAGGAGAGTTAGATGCAGCTTCTTTAGATATTTCAGGTAGTGCAGATATTGATGGTACAATGGAAGCAGATGCTTATACTGTAGATGGAACTGCACTAAACGAATATATTGCAGATACTGTGGGTGCTATGGTATCTTCAAATACAGAGACAAATATTACTGTTACTTATGAAGATGGAGATAACACTTTAGACTTTGTAATTGGTACATTAAACCAAGATACTACAGGAACTGCTGATAATATAACTGTTAGTGCCAATAATTCTACAGACGAAACTGTATATCCAATATTCGTAGACGGAGCGACAGGTTCTCAAGGTGCTGAAAGTGATACAGGATTAACTTATAATCCTAGTTCTGGTAATTTGACAATAGGTGGTGCGCTTACTTCTGCTACTTTAGATATAAGCGGTAACGCAGATATAGACGGAACACTTGAAGCTGATGCTTATACTGTAGATGGAACTACACTATCTGAATATATTGCTGATACTGTTGGAGCTATGGTAACAAGTAATACAGAGACAAACATTACTGTTACGTACCAAGATGCAGATAATACATTAGATTTCGTTGCATTAGGAACAATAACAGCATTAAATAATGCTACAGAAAACGAACTAGTTACTATAGGAAGCACTACTACTGAACTAGATGCTGAGTCAGGATTAACTTATGACGGCAGTACTTTAGTAGTAACAGGAGATATAGATCTTTCAGGCGATATAGATGTTGACGGCACAATGGAAGCTGATGCTATTACATTAGGCGGTGTAACATTAGCCGAAACGATAGCAGATACAGTCGGTGCGATGGTATCAAGTAATACCGAGACAAATATTACAGTTACATACGAAGACGGAGACAATACGCTAGACTTTGTAATTGGTACACTTAACCAAGACACTACAGGAACAGCAGACTTATTCACAGCTTCTGCTAATAACAGCGCTGACGAAACAGTATACCCTGTGTTTGTTGACGGAGCTACAGGTAGTCAAGGAGCAGAAACTGATACAGGCTTGACATATAATCCTTCAACAGGTGTCATAACTGCAACTCAATTTACAGGAGCAGTAGTAGGTAACGTAACTGGTAATGCTAGTGGAACGGCAGCTACTGTAACAGGAGCAGCTCAATCCGCAATAACTTCATTAGGTACATTAACAACACTTACTGTTGATAATGTTATAATAAACAGCACAACCATAGGACATACAAGTGATACAGATCTTATTACACTTGCAGATGGTGTAGTTACTGTAGCTGGTGAATTAGATGCTACAACATTAGACATTAGTGGAGATGCTGACATTGATGGAACTTTAGAAGCTGATGCAATCACGATAGACGGTGTAACACTTTCAGAAACTATAGCTGACACAGTAGGAGCGATGGTTACATCTAATACTGAAACAGATATTACAGTAACATACGATGATGCAGATAATACACTCGATTTCGTTGTAGGAAATATATCAGGAACAGCAGGATTAGCAACAAGTATAACAGCTTCAGCAAACAATTCAACAGATGAAACTGTATACCCAACTTTTGTAGATGGCGCAACAGGAACACAAGGAATAGAAACAGATACTGGATTAACATATAATCCAAGTACAGGTGTAATAACAGCTACACAGTTTACAGGAGCAGTAGTAGGTAATGTTACAGGAAATGCATCAGGTACAGCAGCAACTGTAACAGGAGGAACACAAGCTTCTATTACATCAGCAGCTAATTTAGTTACTGTAGGAACAATAGGAACAGGTGTATGGCAAGGTACAGCGATAGCAGGTGGATATATAGCTAATGATGCTATTGACTCACAACATTATACAGACGGAAGTATAGATAATGCACATATTGCTGATGATGCTATAGATAGTGAACATTATGCAGATGGTAGTATTGATAATGCTCATTTAGCTGACGATGCTGTAGATACAGATGAAATAGCAGACAACGCAGTAACACTAGCTAAGATGGCTGGACTTGCTCGTGGTAAAGTTATATATGGAGATTCAAGTGGAAATCCAGCAGCTTTAGCATTAGGAACAAGTGGATATGTATTAAAATCAGACGGAACAGACATAGCTTGGGCAGCAGATGCAGGACTAAGTACAGAAGAAGTACAAGATATTGCAGGTGGAATGTTTACAAGTAATACCGAATCAGGTATTACTGTTACATATCAGGATGGAGACGGAACAGTCGATTTCACAGTTGGTACACTTAACCAAGATACAACTGGTACTGCCGATAACATTACAATTACCGCTAATGATAGTACAGACGAGACTGTATACCCTATCTTTGTAGACGGAGCAACAGGTTCGCAAGGTGCTGAGTCAGACACAGGATTAACTTATAATCCTAGTACAGGAGTATTAACAACTACTTCTGTTACAGGTAATTTAACAGGTAATGTAACGGGAAATGCTTCTGGAACTGCAGCAACAGTTACAAGTGCAACACAAGCAGCTATTACAACATTAGCTAATCTCACTACATCAGGTGCATTAAACGCTGGTTCAATTACTTCTGGATTTGGTACTATTGATACAGGCTCATCAGCAATTACAACAACAGGATTAATTAGTGGTGGTTCATTAGATATTGATGATGTTCTAATTAATGGAACAACAATAGGACACACAGACGATACAGACTTAATAACTTTAGCAGACGGAATAGCTACAGTAGCTGGCGAAATATCAGTAACAACACTTGATATAGGCGGAACAAATGTTACAAGTACTGCGGCAGAACTAAACATCCTTGATGGTGTTACGTCTACAGCAGCAGAATTAAATATCCTTGATGGTGTAACATCTACGGCAGCAGAATTGAATATCCTAGACGGAGTTAATTCCACAGCAGCAGAATTAAACATTATGGATGGCGGAACAGTAGCCAGTTCAACTACGCTTGAAGATGGAGATAGAGTTGTCGTTAATGATAACGGAACTATGAAACAAGTAGCCATGACAGACTTTGACTCAGATAGATTTAGTATTGTAACTTCTGCACCAGTATCAGGAAGTGGAAAGAGGATAGGTCACGTTTGGTACGTAATTTAAGAGAGGACTGATTAGATGGCTCTCAAAATATGGGATGGAGACTCGATAGAGACACCACAACAGGTATATGTAAAGAATACTTCTGCTGGATCTCTTAGATTTGTAAATTACGCTGTCGTCAAAGAAACTGACGGCACGTTATCTACATTCTTTAATGCTATATATGATACAGCTAGAAGTACAACCACTACAACAACGTATGATACTGTAATTGCAACTG